GAAGATGAATACGAACCTTTAGATGCTATGATAGGATATTAGTATGAATAACCCTTTAGTTACTTGGCTAACCGAATACTTAGACGAGTGGCGCGACCATCGTGATGATAACTACCTAACCGACTGGAAGGAGTTTGAACGTCTATGGCGTGGTGAGTGGGCTGCTGAAGACACTACACGTAAATCGGAGCGTAGTCGTATTACATCGCCAGCACTACAACAAGCCATTGAGAACCACACGGCTGAAATTGAAGAGGCTGTATTTGGACAGGGCAACCATCTATTTGACATTGAGGATAATGAGGGGGATGAAGACCCAACTGATGTTGAGTATATACAAAATTACTTAAAAGAATCCTTTAAGAAAAACAAAGCACGTAAACGTATTGGAGATACAATTCTCCTAGCGGCTATCTATGGTCAAGGCATTGCTGAGATTATTACAACAACTAAGAAAGAGTACACGCCAGCTACGCAACCTATGGATGGGATAGATGCGGTTGCTGTTGGAGTTCAAGAAGAGATGAGGGTGTGTGTCTATCCAGAGCCAATTAATCCACAGAACTTTTTAATTGACCCTGCGGCTACAAGCATAGATGAAGGTATGGGCTGTGCCGTTGAGAAGTTTGTTCCTGCTTACGAAATTGCTCAGAAGATTAAAGATGGCACTTACTTAGATGCTGACATTTCTAGCACACCTACACCAGACTCAGATTTAGAAGCCTCATGGATTGATGAAGAGTTTGACAAGAATAAAGTACATGTTATTCGCTACTATGGTTTAGTCCCTGAAAAGTTATTAGACCAAACTGAAGAAGCTGAGTTTGTAGAATTGTTTGATGAGGAAGACACTTCAGAACTTTTACAAGAGTATGGTAATTTAGTAGAGGCTATTGTTGTTATAGGGAATGGTAAACTATTAAAAGCAGAACGTAACCCTTTCATGATGCAAGACCGCCCTATTGTGGCTTACCAAGATGATACTGTTCCTGGTAGGTTTTGGGGTCGTGGTGTAGCTGAAAAGGGCTACAACATGCAGAAAGCTATTGATGCACAACTTCGTAGTCACTTTGACAGCCTTGCACTAACTTCAGTCCCTATGGTAGCTATGGATGCTACTCGACTACCTCGTGGTAGTAAATTTGAAGTACGTCCTGGTAAGTCCATCCTAACCAACGGTAACCCTGCTGAAATCTTAATGCCATTTAAGTTTGGTAATACTGACGCTTCTAATTTAGAGAGTGCTGGTAAACTTGAGGTTATGTTGTTACAAGCTACAGGTACGATTGATAGTGCTGGTATGCAGACACAAGCTGCTGGTGCTGGTGAAATGTCTATTGTGTTGTCTAGCATCATTAAAAAGAACAAGCGTACATTAGTAAACTTCCAAGATAATTTCCTTATCCCACTCATTGAGAAAATTGCCTATCGTTATATGCAGTTTGACCCAGAAAGTTTCCCAACTAAAGATTATAAATTTGTTGTCAATAGCTCATTAGGTATGTTAGCTAGAGAAGTTGAACAGTTGCAAATGATTAATCTAATGAAAACACTTGGTCCTAACAGTCCTATGACTGCAATCTTAATGGAAGGTGTCATCGAGAATAGCTCTATACCAAATCGTGCTGTACTATTACAGAAACTAGCTGAGTCACAAAAACCCAATCCAGAAGCAAAACAAATGGAAGACTTGCACATGCAAATGGAGATGGCAGCTGCCGAAGCATCTATTAGAAAAACTGCATCTGAAGTGGAAGTTAATAAATCACAAGCCGTTCGTAACATGGCAGAAGCACAAGCTAAACCAGAAGAGATTAGAGCTAAAATGCTTGCTGCTGCCTCAACCAATCTTCCTAGTCAAGACGATATGATAGCTGCTGAGTTTGACAGACGTATTAAAGTGGCAGAACTTATGCTTAAGGAAGCAGACTTAGACAACAACACTAAAATAGTAGAGGCTCAAACAGGTAAAAACATTGATGAATCAGTAACCAACATGGCAGTTACCTTATCTGATGAGTAATATACTTGAAAAAGTAGTTAAAGATGCTAGTCTTACATCAATTTTTACCTAGTATAGATGCAATTAACCCTTGACAAATTTACATAACTATGATATACTACTTATTATAAACAGCTCATTATAACACATCTTTAAGAGGAGTGCAATAGCTTGGATAAAGAATTAAAGAAATATTATGAAGAAAGGTTCTCTACTATGTCCACCAAAGGGTGGGATGATTTTGTAGAGGATGCTCAACAAATGTATGACACATGTAATAAAGTTACTTCAGTTGATACACATGAAACGCTATTAAAGCGCAAAGGACAATTAGATATCCTGTCATGGATTTTAACTATTAAAGCAGTATCTGAAAATGCGTTTGAGGAGTTGGAACTTGAAGAAGCTGTTTGATTTCCAATGTCAAGAATGTAAACATGTATTTGAAGAATTGACAGAGTATAAAAAACTCTCGACATGCCCTGAGTGTGGAAAGGATGCTGATAAACTTATTAGCGCACCCCATTTCTATTTAGAGGGTATTACAGGAAGCTTCCCAGGTGCTGCACTCGCTTGGGCTAAAAGGCATAATAGTGCAAACAAAGGTGATTAGCTTGCCAAAGATAGTCCCTTTCCTAAAATGCGAAAAGCACAGGAGCAATTAATATGGCAAAAGTTATTGATGAAGTTTTAGAAGACTCAGTTACAAACTCATTGGACGAACTATTTGAAGAACCCGTAGAAGAAGTAGAAGAAGATGTCCCTGAGAAATACCGTGGTAAGACTGCTAAAGAAATCATTGCAATGCACCAAGAGGCTGAGAAGTTAATTGGAAAACAAGGTGGTGAAGTTGGCGATTTGCGGAGAGTAGTTGATGATTTTATTAAAACACAAACATCAAAAGACTTAAAAACTCAAGAAACAGAAACAGAAAGTGATGACGAGGATTGGTATATTGATCCTAAAAGTTCTGTTAGAAAAGCGATTGACAATCATCCAGCTATTCGGGAAGCAAAAACTGCATCTACACAAATGAAACGACAAGAAGTTTTGAGTAGACTAGCAGTAGAGTACCCTGACTATATGGATACAGTTCAATCAGATTCTTTTGCAGAGTGGATTAAAAGTTCTAAAGTACGTACGGAGTTGTTTGCTAGAGCAGAGTCGCAGTTTGACTATGATTCAGCTAATGAACTACTAGGTAATTGGAACGAACGTCAAAACATTACTAAAACAGCTACAGAGACATCTAAGGTGGATAGACAGCAACAACTAAAAGCTGCCGACTTAGGTTCTTCAGGCTCTTCTGGACAAGTTTCAAAAAAGAAGTATCGGAGAAGCGATATTATTAAACTTATGCAAACAGACCCTGAACGTTACAGTGCGCAGTCAGATGAAATTCTACAAGCGTATGCAGATGGGCGAGTATATTAACAATTTTAATTTTTAGAAAAGGAATTACAAAATGGCTTTAGGCTCAAATCACGTAACCACAACAACCGCAGATAAGTTCATCCCCGAAATTTGGAGTGATGAGATTATTGCGGCTTATAAAAACAAATTAGTAGCTGCTAACTTATTCAGTAAAATGAGTTTCGTTGGTAAAAAGGGTGATACAATTCACATCCCTGCTCCTACACGAGGGGCAGCTACCATTAAGGCTGCAAACACACAAGTTACTCTACAAGCTGCAACAGAATCAGAAGTAATCGTTACTGTTAACCAGCATTATGAGTATTCTCGTGTAATTGAAGATATTGTTGAAACACAAGCTCTGTCCTCTCTGCGTAAATTCTACACAGAAGATGCTGGTTATGCTCTTGCTAAACGTGTAGACACTTCTTTAATCCAACTTGGTCGTACATTTAATGGTGGTTCTGCTGGCGCACGTTATGATGCTGCTTTTATTGGTGGTGATGGTACTACAGCGTTTGACTACTCAGCTTCTGAAGGTGCAGGTAATGCTTCTGCTCTAACTGATGCAGCTATTCGTCGTACAATCCAACGCCTTGATGATGTTGATGCTCCTGAAGAAGGTCGCTTTATCATTGTTCCTCCTTCTGCTCGTAACACTATGATGGGCATTGCTCGTTATACTGAACAAGCATTTGTAGGTGAAGTTGGTGGTGGTAACACTATCCGCAATGGTCAAATCGGTAATGTCTATGGTATCCCTGTGTATGTATCATCTAACACAGATTATCTAAATGCTGCTGCTGATGGCTCTGGTGCTAACATCGGTCGTGCTGTGTTAATTGGTCACAAAGATTCTGCGGTGTTTGCTGAACAGCAAGGTGTTCGTTCACAAACTCAATACAAACAAGAGTATTTAGGTACTCTATACACTGCGGATACTCTCTACGGTGTTAAAGAGTTGCGTGATGGTACTTGCTTTGCTATTGCAGTGCCTAGCTAAACTAGGGTAGGTTGAAGCCACTTCTTCGGAGGTGGTTTCTGCATATCAAGGAGACCATAATGAAGTTTAAATGTAAACAATCAGGCGTAGTTATTGAATTTGTACAAGAGCAGGATATTAAAACAACTCAACAAAACCCTGCTTATGTTGAATGGGTTGAAGAAGTTGTGGTAGAAGCTAAGCCTGTTAAGAAAGCATACTTTAAAGAGAAGGAATAGTAATGGGAATTGATAGAGGAGCAGGCGGCTCTGGAGATGCTGTTGCAACTAATGAAGCATCTTTAGCTATAGTGGCTGCTGCTGCGGCTGCTGCTAGTCTTGCATCTGTTACTGCTGGAGTAGCTGATGCTGCCGCTAGTGCAGATGCGGCTGCTATTAGTGAGACCAATTCGGCTAGTAGTGCTAGTGATGCGGCTGCAGACCTAGTTCTAACCAATGCAGATGTTGTCCTGACTAATGCTGACGTTGTGTCCACTAATGCGGATGCTAGTACATCAACTACACAAGCAGGAATTGCTACAACTAAAGCAGGTGAAGCAAGTACATCGGCAAGTAATGCTTCTACGAGTGAAACAAACGCTGCTACATCAGAAACTAATGCAGCGACATCAGAAACCAACGCAAGTACGTCTGAAACTAATGCTTCAACCTCTGCAAGTACAGCAAGTACCCAAGCATCAAATGCTA